ATCTGTGTACTCACGCTCCAGAATGGCTTCATGGTCACAGGCGAAAGTGCCTGTGCCGACGAAGAGAACTTCGATCTGGGAGTGGGCCAACGTCTGGCATATCATAATGCTAAGCAGGCGATCTGGAAGTTCATGGGCTACGAGCTGAAGACCCAGCTCACCCAGATTGCTGATGCTCAGGCTGCCCTGCCTATCACTACCCCCAAGGATCGGGTGGTGATTGAAAAGCTGGATCTCAAGAGCAAACTCGACTCTCTCCGGTTGTTCTTGCAGTCGAAAGCCTTCGAGGGTGTGCCCGAGATCCAGAAGGTGCTCCTCACTCAGCAGGAAGCAGCCATGACTTCCTACCACGACATCTTGGAGTTCAGGCTCCAGTATTGGGTGGACCAGTGAGGGCCGAAGCACGAGTGGGGTGAGCGAAGCGAACCCCCGAAGTGCGAGAGGACCGAACGACATGATTGAATAAAGAAAAAGTGTGGCTGAGCATGGAGACCAAACCCGCTCAGCCACACCATCTAATTACCGAGGGATAACCCAGAAACCCCGGTGAGATGGTGATGGGGCAATATGCTCTGAGCAGCAACGCTAATTATCGAGGAAATTCCAGTGGCAGATCTTACGCTCGATCAGGTGAAGCAGGCCCTGCCTGTCAACATGAAGTCGTCTGCAACGCAGGCTCTGACCGATCAGATCAACACCTTGGTGCAGGATCCCTTGGTGGCTGAGCATGTTCGGGAGCATTTCATCACCTATGCTGTGGTGCTTCAGGAAGGTAAATGGGGCATCGACGCCTACATGAATGCCATCCAGTACACGACGTACAAAATGATGGGGTACTCGAACCAAGAGGCTTACTTCCGCACGTTCCCCACTCGGCACGCCGAGTTCATTGCTAAGGGGACCACGAGTAAGGACATCTCTGCCTATGTGAGCCAATACCACAAGGGTAAGTTGGTGAACGCCATCATGGAGAAGGCTTTGATCCCGATCCATGTGTTGTATCTGGACACCTACCATGCAGCCATCCGAGTGCAGGCTGATCTCATGGTGAATGCCCAGAGCGAAAAGGTCCGGGCAGAAGCAGCCAATTCGATCCTCACGCATCTGGCTACCCCGAAGGCATCGGGTCCATCGGTGGCCATTCAGGTGAACAACAACCTCGAAATGGATGCAATGCAGCGAATGCTTCGTGATCTGGGAACCCGGCAGCTCGAATTGATCGAGTCTGGTGTTTCAGCTCAGGAACTGGCAGCACAGCGTCTCATTGAGGTAGAGCCTGTCTCCGCAGCTAAGTTGGAGGACGAAGCATAATGGCCCTGATCAAACAGGAGCTGGATGAGTGGCTTGATGGTGTAGACTATGCCATCCTGAACTCGAACCTGTTCGTGCCATCGGCTTTCAGCCTCAAGTTCATGAACTTCATCAAGCTCGTGAATGGCACGGAAGGTGAGAGCCACAAGACGCCGCCTGTCCACCTAGCTATGTTGGATAAGGTGGTGGGGCCTAGCTCCTACATCGCCAACTTGTGTTTTCGTGGTGCAGCCAAGACTACCCTGTTCGGGGAGTACCTCTTCCCATTTATCGCTGTGTTCGGTGAGCTGGAGGGTTTCGGGGAAATCTCCGGTGGCATCTACGTCTCGGACAGCATGGACAATGGTGTAAAGAGCCTGCGTCGGAACATGGAGTTCCGATATAACAACTCCCCATTCCTGCAATACTGGTTGCCGAAAGCGACTTTCACGGACGCATACATCGAGTTCGAGAACCGGACAGGTCACAAATTCGGCCTGAAAATGTTCGGTGCCAAGACCGGTCTGCGTGGTACGAAGATCTTCGGCAAGCGTCCCACCATCTGCGTGATGGACGATCTCGTGAGCGATGACGACAGCAAGAGCAAGGCGTCGATGCAAGCAATCAAAGACACCGTATATAAGGGCGTGAACCATGCCCTCGATCCGACCCGTCGGAAGGTGATCTTCAACGGCACTCCGTTCAACAAGGAAGACATCCTGATCGAAGCAGTCGAGTCGGGTGCTTGGGACGTGAACGTGTGGCCAGTCTGTGAGCGGTTTCCTTGCGAGAAGCATGAGTTCGTGGGTGCATGGGAGGATCGCTTCACGTTCGAATACGTGAAGGAGCAGTATGAGCTGGCGGTGAAGACCGGCAAGCTCTCGGCCTTTATGCAGGAGCTGATGCTCCGGATTACCTCGGACGAAGAGCGTCTCGTGCAGGATGATGAAATCCGTTGGTTCAGTCGGTCCAACCTCTTGGCCAATCGAGGCAGCTTCAACTATTATATCACCACCGACTTTGCCACCTCAGCCAAGCAGACGGCTGACTATAGTGTCATCGCCGTGTGGGCCTATAATGCCAACGGGGATTGGTTCTGGGTTGATGGCATCTGTGAACGGCAGACCATGGACAAGACGGTCGATGCTCTCTTCCGGCTGGTGCAGTTCTATAAGCCCCAGCAAGTAGGCATTGAGATCACTGGCCAGCAGGGAGCTTTTATCCAGTGGCTCCAGAGCGAGATGCTCAACCGGAACATCTGGTTCAACTTTGCCAGTTCACATGGCTCGGCAGCAGGCATCCGACCTGTGGCTGACAAGCTCACCCGCTTCAACGTGGTGGTTCCATGGTTCAAGATGGGCAAGATGTATTTTCCACAGGAGATGAAAAGCTCAGTCATCATGGGGAATTTCATCGGCCAGCTTCGGCTTGCTACCGTCTCTGGTTTGAAAGGCAAAGATGACTGCATAGACACGATCTCCATGCTGAGCTATCTGAAGCCGTGGAAGCCGTCTGAGTCTGCCCCTGCTACGCCAGATGAATTGGACATCTGGGACGAGCACCAAAGCTCTGGTCCGGCCAATCCGTTGGAGTCGTATATCGTTTAGCAGGGGTGAGACATGAAGTTGCTCTCGGATCTTTACACTGATCTTTCGAACGAAGAGCTGTCGAACACGGCTCTGGGGGGCGATGGCTCTGGTGTGATCCGAGAGCAAGACCGGGCGAAGATCGTTGGCTATGCTAACGAAGCTCTGCTTCGTTTGCACTCTCGTTTCATTCTGAAAAAGAATGAGGTGCTGGTGAAAATGTTTGAGCACATCACCCAGTACCACCTGCTCAAGAAGTTTGCCCAGAGCCAGCAGGAACCAGAAGCCGAAGGCTTCTTCTACATCCAAGATTTGACTGGCGAGCCGTTTGATGAGGACGTGATCAAGATCCTTGAGGTCTGGGGCAGTGGTGGATACCAGTATCCTCTGAATGATCCCGAAGACCGTTGGTCGCTTTACACTCCCAAGTTTAACCTGATCCAAGCGACCTATCCCATCGTGGGTGGTGCGTTGTCGGTGGTCTATCAGGCCCGGCATCATGTGCTGGACAAGGATGCCTCTGAGGATGAAATCGGCTTCGTCGTCGATATTCCTGATGTTCTCTATGGTGCTTTGAAGGCTTTCATTGCATATAAGGTGTTCAGTCATATGAACACCCAAGAGTCTACGGCGAAAAGCCAAGAGCACCTTGCAACATATGAGGCCATTTGTGCCGAAGCAATCGACCGGGATCTGGTCAATACCAGCATCTCCTCCACCAATACCAGCTTCGAGAAACGGGGTTTCGTCTGATGCGTTCCAGCTTTGACCCATTCGGTTCTGACACCACGCTCATCGATAAGATGATCGGCAATGCGTACAAGATCGTGGAGTTTGTTGCCACGAACATGGTACATGTCCGCCGTGCCAGTTTCTACATGAAGAACATCTATGACGCTTCACAGCGTTTGACCAAGCTCGTCGAGCTGACTGGTCCGACAACTGGTGGACTGTCTGTGGATGTGGCCCTGCCATCTGTGCAGATCGAGGGTGAAGACGGCACGGTTACCAACCGGCAGATCCTGTGGTCTGATGTGGTGGGCTGGTCAGCTCTCTTGGTTCAGACCGATGAAACGGTCATCTCCGAGGCGTCAGGCTTGTTCAGCGTGAAGTTGCTCAATACCGGCAACCTGCGTGTTTCGCTGCCCGGTGGTGCTGGTGCATCTGTTCTGAGCCGTCCGGTGAAGCTGCTGGTCAGCTACAAGATCCCGGCTGAATAACGGAGACCAAGATGACCGACATCAAGCCTTACCTTGCCCCGACCGATTTCGAAAACACCGACTTCCGGCATTCGAGCCAGAAGATCGGTGACTACGCCTATCGGGTGACTCTGTTCAACGGGCAGGTGCTCAACAACGAGATCACCTTCGGCACCATCGACGTAGGGGCTACCTCGCCGATTGTGCCCCTGAATGTCACGAATATGGGTATCAAGCCCTTGCCTGTCGAAGCCATCACTGTGGTTGGCGACTTTGTGATCAGCCACAACTGCCCGATCAACGGCAATCTCGGTAAGGGTGAGCACTGCACCATCAACGTGCAGTTCGCTCCTCTGCGTGAGGGTGCTGCCACGGGTGGTGTTTACATCAATACCGGTGACAGCATGGGGACCGAGTTCGCCAAGCTGAACGGGGTTGGCATCGTAGAAGATCCGGTGATCACCATCACCGATGCTCTCGTCGTTTCCACCATCCACAGCGGAGGCTGAGCCAATGGCCAATAAACTCTATCGCAGCTTTGCTGCCAAGGCTCTCAAGGCTGCTTGTGGTGTCGGTGCTCCGGCTGAGCAAGTGCAGTTCTACGTCTATGCGACGAACGCCCTGTTTGCTTTCAACGCCAATCATTCCACTCTGTCGGATTTGCCGTCAGGGTCGTTCCCGTTGAAATCGGTGCAGCTCACTGAAACGCTCGGCACCGACGGTGCTCTGCATCTGGCTGCCCAGCTCAACGTGTTCGATGACGCAGCCATCACCGGCATGACGGGTATTGTGCTCGTCGCCGAATGGATGGATGGGCTTGTCCCGAAAAACTCACTTGTGGCGTTCATCGACACATGGGATCAATCAATCAAGCCGGTGACCACCACTGAAGTGATCAAGCTGGCTTTCACGAATGGCTTCGTCTTCCGTCTCGGAAGCGTGGCTCCGCTGTAAGGAACTCTCAGAATGGCTCAGCGTCGTATCATCACTGAGGGCTTCGATCTCTATCCCAGCGACATGTTTGCTGCTGGGATCGGGTTTTACTCGACGTGGGATCCAGCCGGTAACACCAGCTACTTTGGCAACCAGATCGTCGATGGGCGGTTTGCTGGATCCAAAGCGATCCAGTGTGGGGCCACCTCGACGTTCTTCCGGCCTTTGCCTGCCAACACCCTTCAGGTGTGCTTTGGCTTTGCCGTGAAGCGGAACATTCCTGCGGTCGGTACTCACCCGATTTGCAGCCTGTGGAGTTCAAACCGGAACCGCCAGTTCACACTTTATTGTGATAGCCTTGGTCGCCTGATTGCCAGCAACAACGTGGTCAATATGGGCATTGCCGATGACCGGTGTATCGTCAACAACACATGGCATTACGTGGAGGTGGAGTATTTTCTTCACAATTCCGTCGGCACGGTGAAGGTCTATCTGGATGGCGTTCTGGTTCCGGGGCTGGATGACATCACCGGCTCGACCAAGACAATCTCGGACATCGACATCGGCCAGTTTTGTATTGAGTGCGGCAGTCTTGCTCTGCTGTGGTACGATGACCTCTACGTGGAGGTGGACGGTCTGACCCGTGTTGGTGAAGGCCGTATCGAAGCTCTTCGCCCGACCTCGACTACCACGAACTCTGGTTTCACTCCCAGCACTGGTAGCACGATCTGGGGCGTTCTGGATGAAGCTCAGATTGACGTTTCGGACTATGCCTCGGCAACTGCTGCTGGCTCGTTCTTCCGTCTGGGAATGAGCGATCTGGCCTATGCTCCAGAGGAGATCTATGGCGTGCAGGTGGAGTCGGTCTCCCAGAAGAATGAGGCTGGCACCCGGATCGTTCGGAACAAGATCTTCGACACGTCAGCGACTGTGAACGGGGTGTCTCGTGCTCAAACGCTCAACACATTCCAGTGGAACCGTGACTGGCTGGATGTCACTCCCAACACCGGGGTTCCGTTCACCCTCTCCTCGATTGCCACGCTCGACGTTGGCGTCGAAATTGTAACGTAAGAAAGGCTCTCAGGTCATGGTTCAGGCTCGGGTAATCACTGAGGGTTTCGATCTTTACCCGAATGGTGCAGGCGGCAGCTTTGGCGTCGGAGCCATTTGGATCAACGGTGGTGGTATCGGGATGGCCCCCGGTCGCTTTGGTGGGCAATCTGCTCGCTTGAGTGGTCCGATTGATGGGTTCCAGTTGTTCCCCGAGAGTGATCTCGGGGTGGCTGGTTTTGCCTATGCAATCGAGAGTTCCCTGAACACCACGATCTGTCGGTTTACATCTGGGGATGGGCAGTCCCAGTTTGCTCTGTGCCGTACTAACGCCAACCAGATGTATCTGACCCGTGGCTATAATCACGACTCTGGCACGGTGGTGGCGATCACCCCGGACAGTATCCTGATCCCCGGAACGTGGCATTATATCGAAGTGGCCTTCAAGGTCCATGACACGCTCGGCCAGCTTCGTGTGCGTCTGGACGGAGTTGATGTGGTTACCCTCAACTATAACGGGGACACCCGTTTGACTGGGGATGGCTCCAACATTGGCCGGTTCTACGTTACCTCGACGAACTTCATGGGCCACAGCTACGATGACCTCTACGTCGAAACCGGGGGTATGGCCTTCGTGGGTGAGGGCCGTATCGAAGTGCTGCCGGTAATCGAAGACGTGAGCAACACGGGCTTTACCCCTTCGGCTGGTTCAGCCATCTATGCCGTGATGGGCAGCGTTCCGGTGGTGACTTCATACAAGGCTTCGGCCTTGAATACGGGTGACATCTTTCGGCTCAAGCACAAGCTGCTGCCCTCCACGCCTGAGACCATCTATGGGCTTCAGGTGATCTCTCTGAGCCAGAAGGATGAAGCAGGCACACGGAAGGTTAAGAACCGTCTGTGGAGTGGTGCTACGGCTGCTTTGGGTGCGGAGAACGCTCTGAACCTAAACACCTTCACGTTCAAAGAAGACTGGTTTGGAACCGATCCGAACACCAGTCTGGCATGGACTCGTGCCAATCTCAATGCGGCACAGATCGGTGTCGAGGTAACGCTCTAAGGGGATCCCCATGGCAGTCGATGTTTCCTTTGACGGTGCCGTAGTCCACCACACTGGTAGGCTTATGGCATCCGTCAGTGGGCTTGCCCTGACGACGCATCACCGAAGCAATACCACAGTTGCGACTGCTGGTTTGGCTATGGTGGTCCATCACACGGATCGCCATCAGCCTATTCAGGTGGCCAGTGAAAATATGGTGGTTCACCATAGTGATAGCCACCAGCCTATTCCCGTGTCTGGTGTTTATGTGGTGGTCCACCGTTCGTTGGGCTATTATGTGGCTGTTACGCCACTGGATGTTGAACCAGAAATTGATCTGACCAACGTCCGTGTGAAGGTTTTTGGAGGCGAGAAAATGCGTCAGGCCTACTTTAATGTCCTGCTCAACCATGCTCATTACAAGAGCGTGAGCGTGGACTATACCACTGTGCCAGACACTGCTCTGCCTCCGACCGACTACGATACGGTCTCGGGCACGCTGACGTTTGCACCGGGAGAGGTCTCCAAGATCGTGGTGGTTCCTGTTCGGGAATACGATGCAGACATCGGCAATCGTTTTAAGCTGCTGCTTTCGTCTCCAGTGAATGGTAGTGTTGGTGACGCTCAAGGCTTTGCAAATCTCTGATTGAGATGTAGTGAGCAAGGCAGCACTATTTTCGGGGGCTTTGGTTAGATATGAGCGAGTCTGTTGAGGTTCGAGTTGCTCGCCTTGAGGAGAACATGAAGTTCTTGGTCAAGGATGCTGAGCAGGCTTCGGCGGCTCGTAAGAGCCAGTATCAAGCTATCGAAGCCATTCAGTCCACGGTCACTGGTATGGCCACAACGATGACTTCACTTAAAGACCAGCTTGCTGGTCAGGCCCCAACCATCGAAGAGTTCATTACCATCAAACACAAAGTGGTTGGTGCAGGACGGCTGGGAAAGTGGCTCTGGGCCGTCGGTGCATTCCTGCTTGGAACAGCTTCTGGGGCGAGGGAGCACATCATCGCATGGCTGACAATCAAGTGATCACCAAGCGTAAGCTCAGCATTATCGACAACTGGCGTCAGGGCTGGAAATGGGCTTCTGTCCGTACCAGTGCTCTTGGCATTGGTGTGATGGGTGCAGCTCAGGTTCTTGGTTCGACATGGGCAGGCTTGCCCCCCAGCATCCAAGAACGGATCCCTCACGCTGATGTGATTGCGATGGTCCTCTTCGGCGTTGCTCTGGTGGGCCGGTTCTTCAAATTGGAGAAGGGGGAAACCACCAATGACGAAAATTCGAGCGGCTGATCCAGAACAGGTCAAGAAAAACAACGCAGCACTAAAAAAGGGCAGCGGCATCGCTATAGCAGCGATGATCGCTGCTACCCTCGTTAATGAGGGTGGCTATGTGTTTCATAAGGCCGATCCCGGTGGCGAGACCAATCTGGGCATCACCAAGCAGGTAGCCGTGAATGCTGGCTATACGGCTCCGATGAAGCAGCTTCCCAAGGAAGTGGCCACGAGCATCTATTACCAGCAGTATGTGGTCGATACTGGCTATGACAAGCTGGTAGACAGCAATGCTCCGGTAGTTTCTGAACTGTACGATACGACCGTGAACATGGGGCCTGCTCGGCCTATGCGGTTTCTTCAGCGAAGCCTGAACCAAGTCTGCAACACCACTCTGCCTGTGACGGGCAAGATGAGCCTCGACGTGCAGATCAGCTTTCAGAACTGCTCCGACTCGCTTGGTCCAGTCAAGTTCTGTCTCCAGATGCTCGATGCTCTGGATGCACAGCAGAGGGCTGAGTATGATCGTCTGGTTCGGATGAACCCCAAGCTCCGGGTTTTTTACAAGGGCTGGACCACTCACCGCATCAACAATGTCCCACGCTCAAGCTGCAAGGTGACCTATGCCGGGCTTTAACTACCTGAGGCTGCTGCCTTATCTTGGGGCAATTCTCTTTGTTGTTGGCCTCGGTTGGGGTATCTATCACCTTGGTTCCAATCACGGCGAAGCCGTGGTCCAAGCAAAGTGGGATCATCAGAAGAAAGTCGATGCAGATTTTGTTGCTGCTGAGAAGGCTAAGATCCAGAAATCTGAGCTTGCCCACAATGACCATGACAGGAAGATTTCCGATGAACTCTCAAACCTCAAAGTCACTGCTGCCGCTGACAAAGCTCGTATTGCTGGTGAGCTTGCTCTCCGGATGCGGGACAGTTCCAAGCGAGAAGGTCTGTATCGGGCTGCGTCCGAAGGCTCAGCCGCTGAGCGAGAACGTCTTGCAAGCCATGCAGCCAAACTCGACAGATCTCTCTCAGAGGGCATCAGCTTGGTCGATGAACTCCGAGCAACTCTTGAAGTCCGGGATGGACAATTGAAGGCACTCGGGGCACAGATCCTCAACGACCGCCAACTTATGAACGGGTCAGGTGAAGCAGATGGACAATTCAAACCGACTCGTTGAGCACAGTGTCGATGCACAGCTTAGCGAAAATCAAAGTCAAAAGCTGACGAACTGGGCCAAGGAGCCTGATGTTCGGCAGCTCAAAATGGACTTTGAAATCGCCAAGCAGGCACACGATGCCCAGATGCTCAAGATCGGAAAGTGGAATGATCTCATGGCCGTCAAGGGGGATGCTGCCCCCAAGAAGGTCAAAGGTCGTTCCAGTGTCCAGCCGAAGCTGATCCGTCGTCAGGCTGAATGGCGGTATTCCGCCCTGACCGAACCGTTCCTCAGCTCTTCGAAGCTATTCAACGTGAAGCCCACGTCCTTTGAGGATGCTGAAGGGGCACGGCAGAACGAGCTGATCCTGAACTGGCAGTTTCGTACCAAGCTGAACCGCGTCAAATTCATTGACGATTTTGTTCGTGCCATCGTCGATGAAGGCACCGGCATTGTGCAGGTGGGCTGGAAGCGTTGCACCATCAAGGTCAAGGAAAAGGTTCCTGTCTTTACGCACTATGCGTTGACGACTGATGAGCAGCTCCAGACTTTCAAGGAAGCCCTCGATCTACGTGCTCAGGACAAGCGGCACTTTGAAGAGAAGGCTGATCCTGCTCTTAAGGCATCACTCGATTACTATGATGAGAAGGGTCAAGCCACCACTGCGATGCAGACTGGTGAGACCGAAGTCGAAGTCGAGAAGCCGATTGAGAACCACCCTGTTTTGCAGGTACTCAATCCCCACAACTTTTTCCTCGATCCATCGTGCAATGGTGAAATCGAAAAGGCTCTGTTTGCAGCCGTTTCGTTCGAAACGAACAAAGCCGAGCTGATCAAGTACCCCAATCGGTACAAGAACCTCGATCAAGTTAACTGGGAGGGCAGCACCCCACTTACCCAGCCGGATCACCACACCCAAACCCCGGACACGTTCCAGTTTTCTGATGCTCTTCGCAAGCGTGTTGTGGCCTATGAATACTGGGGTTTCTACGACATCCATGGCAAGGGTGAGCTGACGCCCATCGTCTGCACATGGATTGGCAACGTCATGATCCGGATGGAGGAAAACCCCTTCCCGGACAAGAAGCTGCCGTTTGTCTTGGTTCCCTATCTCCCGGTCAAGCGTGAGATCTACGGTGAGCCTGATGCTGAGCTTCTGGAAGATAACCAGAAGATCCTCGGTGCTGTGATGCGTGGCATGATCGACCTTCTGGGTCGGTCGGCCAACGGCCAGAAGGGCTTTGCCAAGGGGATGCTCGATCCCCTGAACCGTCGGAAGTATGAGAACGGGCAGGACTACGAGTTCAACCCGAACCTTGCTCCTGCAAATGGCATGATGGAGCACAAGTATCCCGAGCTGCCCCAGTCGGCACTCGTGATGGCTAATCTTCAGAACCAAGAGGCCGAAGCACTGACGGGCGTCAAAGCCTTCTCAGGGGGCGTCTCAGGCGATGCCTATGGTGACGTGGCCGCTGGTATCCGTGGTGCTCTCGACGCTGCCAGCAAGCGGGAAATGGCCATTCTTCGCCGTATTGCGAAGGGCATGGTCGAGATCGCTGCCAAGATCCTATCCATGAACCAAGTCTTCCTGTCCAAGCGGGAAGTGGTTCGGGTCACCAACGAAGAGTTCGTTGAGGTGGATCGTGATGACCTTCAGGGCAATTATGACCTTGAAGCTGACATCAGCACGGCTGAGGTGGACAACCAAAAGGCCCAAGATCTGGCGTTTATGCTCCAGACCATCGGCAATGGTATGGACATCAGCATCACGCTGATGATCCTCGCCGAGATCGCTGATCTGAAGCGTATGCCCGATCTGGCCAAGAAGCTCCGGACCTTCAAGCCGACGCTCAGCCCTGAGCAGCAGCAACTTCATGAGCTGGCTCTGGAGAAGGCCAAGCTCGAAATCGAAGAGCTGAAGTCTCAGATCGAGCTGAACCGTGCTAAGGCCAAGCAGGCAGAGGCCACGGCTGACAAGGC